GGTATGGACCGACAAGGCTTGGCTTACAGCCCCCATCTTTCCTGGTGACACGGTTCTGGCCGTCCATACCCCGGACCTGGACTATTACCCAGATGGCCTGGCCATCGTCGGCTCAAGCGCTGGTGCCAGCGAGGCCCTGGAGGTCAAGTCTCTGACGGCCGAAACGATCACGCTCAAGCGCCCGGCTCTGGGGAACTGGCCTGCAGGCTCATGGATCGCACCCGCTCGGTTGGGGCGTTTACCTGCCCAGCAGACCGTCACCCGGCCAACGGCGGCAATCTCCCTGGCCAAGCTCCGGTTTGATCTGGAGGACCTGGCTTTGCCAGTGGCGGCGACCAGTTCGCCGATCCAGTACAGAGGCTATGACACGCTGCTGCAGCATCCGAATCGGGTCGAGGATGTGAGCATCGACTATCAGCGGCTCATCGATGTGTTCGATGCCCAGACCGGTGCGCCAGCGGTGATCGACATGCCGAACCGATCCTTCATCGTGCGTCGCCACCAGTACCTTTTGCGTGATCGTGCACAACTGACAACCATGCGAGGCTGGCTTGCCGCTCGTGCAGGTCGGCAAGTTCCGTTTTGGGTGCCGACCTGGGAGCGTGGTCTCGAAGTTGCCCAGCCCTTCACCTCCGATGCAACGGAAATCCTGGTGCAGGCCCGGGGATTTGCCACCTACTACCAGGCCATGCCAGGCCGCCAGGACGTGGCCTTTTTGCACAACGACGGCACCTGGTTGTTCAGGCGAATCACCGCCTTCGAGTTTGTGGACGGGGTCGTCGAGCGAATGCGGATTGACGCCTCGCTTGGCGTGGCCTGCGTGCCTTCAGATTTACGGATCGTTTGCTTCCTTGAATTGGCAAGGCTGGAGAGCGATGCCGTGGAATTCTTCTTTGAGACGGACCGTCTGGTTCGGGTGACTTTACCTATACGGAGCATCAACGGATGACTTATCAGAGCCTGGAGGCCAGTGTTCATTCAGGGCAACGCGTGAAGGAGCCAAAGCATGAGTGGCGGTGGCAAAGGCAGCAAAAGCGTCACCGTTGGCTATCGCTACTACGCTGGAATGCATTTGGCCTTGTGCCATGGCCCGGTCGATTCGCTCAACAAGATCGTTGTTGGCGAGCGCACGGCGTGGACGGGGTCGATCAATTCCAGTGGTCAGATTTCCATCAATCAGCCTGAGCTTTTCGGGGGTGATCAGCGTGAAGGGGGCGTGGATGGCCTGGTTGATCTGGTGATGGGCAACGCGGCCGATGGTCAAAACGACTACCTGCTGGCCAAACTGGGCGCCAATGTGCCAGCCTTTCGGGGCGTGGTGTCGCTGGTGCTGCGCCAGCCGCAACTCTCAGCGATGAACCCCTACATCAAGCCCTGGAGTGCGGAACTCACGCGGATCATCCGGCGCTCGGACGGCTCGCCCCAGTGGTATTCCGACAAGGCGGCCATCGCTGGCGACATGAACCCGGCGCACATCATTTACGAGTGCCTAACCGACCGAACATGGGGGCGGGGCTACAGCTCGGCAGAGATTGACGACGCATCGTTTCGCACTGCTGCCGACGCGCTGTACGCAGAGAACTTTGGCCTGTCTATTCTGTGGGACCAGCAGCAGGACATCGAAGCCTTCATCGAGCGCATCCTCCAGCATATCGACGGCTCAATTTACGTGAGCCCTCGCACGGGCTTGTTCACGCTCAAACTCACCCGCGATGACTACGACCTGTCAGACTTGCTGGAGCTCAATGAGGCTCATGTGATCCAACTCGAGTCCTTTGAGCGCACCATGCCCGAGGAGTTGGCCAATCAGGTCACGCTGTCCTATCACGATCGCACCACCGACAAGAGTGTGTCGATTTCGGTGCAGGACATCGCCGGTATTGAAAGATCCTTGGGTGAAATCAAGGACGCCAAGGTCAGCTACGAGGGCGTGGCCAACGGCGCTTTGGCCGCGCGCCTGGCGATGCGGGATCTGCGGCAGCTGTCGTCCACTTTGGCGAAGATCACGCTGGTGGCCAACCGCACGGCCGCCAGCCTCAACATCGGCGACGTATTCCGATTCTCCTGGCCTGAGCTGCGGATCGAGCAGTTGATCTTGCGAGTAGCGCAGATCAGTTACGGGACGCTGGCCGATGGCCGAGTACGGATTACCTGCGTTGAGGATGTGTTCGGCCTGCCCGATGCCGTTTATCTGGCGCCCGTCGAGAGTGGCTGGGTCGATCCACGGCAAGCGCCCATCGCGGCGAATTTCGTGTCGGTGAGCGAACTACCGTACTGGACGATTGTTCAGGAGATGACGGGCGAGTCGGCCGCCGCCCAGGCCGAGATTGATCCGAACGGCGGGTTCCTGTCCGTCTCGACCGTTCGACCATCGGATGCAGCGATCAACTACGCGGTGCTGACCCGGCAGGGATCGACGGCCTTCGAGAAGATTGGGGTCGGTGACTTCATCCCGTCTTGCGTGCTGGCAAACGACATCGGACAAACCAACACGGTGCTGAACGTGCTCTACGGTGTCGATCTGGATCTGGTCACGCTCAATACCTACGCTCAGGTCGGCACCGAGCTGGTCGCCGTAAAAGCGGTCAATGTGGCCGCCGGCACGGTAACGGTGGATCGGGGCGTGCTGGACACGGTGCCGGCAAAGCATTCAGCAGGTGCCCGGCTTTACTTCGTCGAGGACGGGCAGTTCTACAACACGAGCCAGTACCTGAGCGGGGAAACGGTGCAGGCCAAGGTGCTGCCTGCCACCGGGATGGGCGTTCTGGCAGAGGCGTCGGCGCCGACGATCAGCTACACGTTCGCCAAGCGACAGATCCGGCCCTATCCACCCGGCAAGTTCAGGGTCAATAACCTGGACTACAGCGTTAGCTACATCACCGGGGAGGTGACGGTCAGTTGGGCGCATCGCAGCCGGGTGTTGCAGACCGCCTATCTGGTGACGCAGGGGGAATCGAATATCGGACCGGAACCCGGCACGACCTACACCGTGCGGATCTACGGCGAGGCCGGCACGCTCAAGCACCTTGAGGCGGGACTGACCGGCACGAGCTGGACCTATCCGATGGCCGCCGAGATTTCCGAGAGCGGCCTGAGTCGGCCGAACGAGAAACTCACCGTCAAAGTCGAGGCAGTACGCGACGGCCACACCAGTTGGCAGACCCAACAAATCGACATCCCCGAATGCCGGGGCTACGGGATGTTCTATGGGGCAAGTTATGGGGAATGACCCCACCAAAATCCAATGGGGAGAATGACATGGCAGCACTGCAAGGCCCAAACCTGGGCGTGAACTACGGCTGGACCGCCCGAGAGTCGGGGTGGAACACCGGAATGGATACCAACCTGAAGCTGCTGGACGCCGTGCTGCAGTTGTCGGTGAAGTCGCGGACGCAAGCCACGCCGCCGACCACGCCAACGAACGGTGACCGGTACATCGTGGCACCCAGCCCCACCGGGGCCTGGGTCGGAAAAGCCGGCCAGATCGCCGTGCGCATTGAGGCGGGATGGTCGTTCTACGCCCCGAAGATCGGCTGGACCTGCTTCATCGAGGACGAGAGCGTGGTTTCGGCCTACAAGGCCACCGGCTGGAGTGCTGGCATCGCCATCTGATTTCTACCGACCGTATCCACCCCAAACCCGCCCACGAGGCGGGTTTCGCATTTTGGAGAACTGCAATGACTGAACCCGAACAACAACCCGTCGCCCTTGTGGAAAACATGCTCTTGCTGCGCCGGGAGGACTTCGACGATCTGCTCGACCGTGCCGCCGAACGTGGTGCCGAGCGTTGTCTCGCCCATCTTGGCCTAGAAAACGGCCACGCCGCCCGCGACATCCGTGAGCTGCGCGATCTTCTGGACGCGTGGCGTGATGCCCGTCGGACGGCTTGGCAAACGACCATCAAGGTCGCCACCACCGGCATCCTGGCCGCATTGCTGGTCGGCGCCGCCATCAAACTCAAGCTGATGGGAGGCCCCCAATGATCGAGACCTTACTCGGTGGCCTCCTGGGTGGGGTCTTCCGTCTTGCGCCCGAAATCCTCAAATGGCTCGACCGCCGGGGCGAACGGGGCCACGAATTAGCGATGCAGGACAAGGCGCTGGAGTTCGAGAAGCTGCGCAGCGCGCAGCGTATGGCCGAAATCGGCGCGAGCGCCGACGCGGCCTGGAACGTCGGAGCCATCGATGCGCTGCGCGACGCCGTCCGCACCCAAGGCGAGAAGACCGGCGTGCGCTGGGCCGACGCGCTCTCAACCAGCGTGCGTCCAGTGATCACCTACTGGTTCATGGCCCTGTACTGCGCTGCCAAGACGGCGGCATTTGTGGCTGCCGTGACCGCTGGCGCTAGCTGGGGCACAGCCATCCTGCACGCCTGGACGGAAGCCGATCAGGCGCTGTGGGCCGGGGTGCTGAACTTCTGGTTCCTCGGGCGCGTGTTCGACCGGGTGCGCTCGTGACCTGGGTGCCTAAAACGGCCATCGAGCTGGCCAAGCGCTTTGAGGGCTTTCACCGGGTGCCGAGGGCCGATCCTGGACGCGCCCACCCCTACATCTGCCCAGCGGGCTATTGGACGATTGGCTACGGTCATCTGTGTGAGCCGAAGCACCCGCCGATCACCGAGGCCGAAGCCGAGGTCTATCTGGCGCACGACCTACAAACGGCGCTCGCCGCGACGCTGCGCTACTGCCCGGTGTTGGTCACAGAGCCTGAGGGGCGACTTTCGGCCATCGTGGACTTCACCTTCAACCTTGGCGCAGGGCGGCTGCAGGCGTCGACGCTACGGCGGCGCATCAACCAGCGCGATTGGACTGCTACCGCGAGTGAACTGCGGCGATGGGTCTACGGCGGGGGAAAAGTGCTGCCAGGACTCGTCACGCGGCGGGAGGCTGAGGCCGCTTGGCTGCTTTGCAACGCGTGATTGCAGAAGAGCTTGACGCCGCGCGACAGCGGATTGCTGCAGGCGAATAGTGCCGCCTCGACCTGATGCGGGTTGAGGTCAACTTGTGAGTCGACAAGGGTAGATGCGAGTGATTCGACCGTGTCGCCTGCCGCACGCCGCGTCAAAAGCCACGCGTAGTACAGGCTTTGATGTTGTGTCAAAAGCTGCTGCGATATCAACGGCGATCCTCCCTGTGTACCTGACCAGATGTGATTCGGTTGCAGACTTGGCGCACGGTCACTCTGCTTCCGGCTTCTTCTTGTTGATGCTCTCAGCGATCCAACTGTCCAGCTCTGAGCGGCGAAACCGCCAAGTGCCTCCAAGCTTGAACGCCGGAATCTCACCCTTTTGGGCAAGGCGATAAACCGTCCGCTTCCCGGCCTTGAGGTACGCGGCGACCTCTTCGAGCGTCAGGATCTCGCCATGTATATCAGTCATCGGGTCGCCTTCAGCTTTGGCCTGCAATGGAATCGGGTTGCCAAGTCTGGCCAATTCTCCCACATTCATGCGTCATCGACTAGGCCAGCGTCCGGGCTTAGGCCGGTGGCAGTAGGGGCGGGATCGAGGGGCAAGTGGCGGCGTAGCGCGCAGCGGGGTCGGCACGCTGCGAGGACCTCCGTGCCTAGGACGATGCAATTCGGGCGCGGACATCGCCCCCATCATGATGGCGCTGCGGACGGCGCGTACGACCGCCTGGTGCTCATGTCAGATCACGGGCAGCAGAAAACGCAGAACTTCGTGGCGTGGCTGAGCGCCAAATTCACGGGCACTACAGAGGTGCGGTACGCAAAACTGCGCAGCCCCACCGATTTCGAAGACATATACGTTGCATCCAACGGAGCGGTGTCTGCAGCGCTCTCCTTCTTCACCAGAACTGTCAGTCACTTTCCATGTGTGTCTGGGGCACGCAAATGAACGCACCGACTGTGACAGGGGGGGCATAACGGCCTACGATCTCAACGCCTACTTTTGATGCCATGCGATCCATGCACATGCCCAGCAAGGGGTGCTGCTTCCTTGTCTTGGCGGGAGGCGACCCACAGTTCGGTCAGAATTCCGCACTGACTGGCTTCCCGAGATTCGCGGCAGGTTTCTCGCAAAACTTTGAGTTGCCGTTGCAAGCTTTTGAGCTCTTTGATTCTGGTCTCGACGTGACCGATATGCTCATCCAGAAGATCATTCACGTAGGCGCAGTTTTCGTGAGGTGAGTCCTTGAACCGTAGCAACACCCGAATTTCTTCCAGGGTCATGTCCAGCCCTCGGCAGTGCCGGATGAAGGACAGCCGGTCAGTATGTTCGTTCCCGTAAACGCGGTAGTTGCCTTCCGTTCGTGCTGTTTCCGGCAGCAATCCCTCGCGTTCGTAGTACCTGATGGTCTCCACTTGAGTATGAGTGGCTTTGGCCAGTTCGCCGATTTTCATGTCTGCACCTTGAGCAGTAGCGAGTTTTCTTATCACATCTCATTGTAGGCGCTTGACACTGTAGTGGCTACAGGGTTTCTAATCAACCCAACAAGGAGAAGATCATGAGCCCGTCTGCGCCACATACGTTGCCCGACACAAACACCGACACTGCTTGCGGTTGCGCAAGTTCTTGCCAAGCCTCAGCGATGTCCACTGAATCTCTGCCGCCCGGGCAGGTAAATGGAGGATCGCAGCGGTTTCGCATTGCGAACATGGACTGCGCTTCGGAAGAGTCGGAGATTCGCCGAGCGCTGGACGGTGTGGCAGACATTCGTGGCTTGCAATTCAACCTGGGTGATCGCGAGTTGGCTATTGCAGCCGATGACAGTGCGCTGTCGCAGGCACTGGAGGCTATTCGCAAGGCTGGCTTCAAGCCGGAACCGCTTGGCGTGGAAGATGAAACGGTGGACGCTACTCCCGCCCCGCCAACAGGCTTCTGGACTTCTTGGGGCAAGTTGATCGGTGCTTTAGGGCTAGCGTTGGCTGCTGAAGGCTTGGCATTCGCATTGCCGGACAGTTGGCCGGTGAAGGTGTTGGGCATGGTGCTGGCAGCAGTGGCCATTCTGCTTTCGGGCTTCTCGGTCTACGGCAAAGGTCTTGCCGCACTGCGGCAGGGGCGCTTGAACATCAATGCCCTGATGACGGTGGCCGTGACCGGGGCATTTTTGATCGGCCAGTGGCCGGAAGCCGCCATGGTGATGGCCCTGTACGCGATTGCCGAAGCCATTGAGGCGAGGGCCGTGGATCGGGCGCGCAACGCCATCAAGAGCCTGTTGGCACTTGCACCGGAGCAGGCTGAAGTGCGTCAGGCCGACGGTAGCTGGAGTCGGGTTGGGGTCAAAGCGGTTGCAGTGGGCGCGATAGTGCGTATCCGACCGGGCGAACGCATTCCGCTGGATGGTGTCGTGACCTTGGGCCAGAGTGCCATTGATCAATCGCCGGTGACAGGCGAAAGCCTGCCAGTCGACAAGGCACCCGGAGACGAAGTCTATACAGGCACTATCAATCAGGCGGCTGCCCTCGAAATGCGTGTTACGGCACCCGCTTCAGACAGCACCCTGGCGCGCATCATCCATGCCGTTGAGCAGGCCCAAGCTTCGCGTGCTCCGACGCAGCGTTTCGTGGATCGGTTCGCTGCCATCTACACTCCGGCGGTCTTCGCCCTCGCCATTACGGTAGCTCTGCTTATGCCTTGGATCACGGGGGTGACGTGGCTGCAAGCGGTCTACAAGGCATTGGTGCTACTGGTCATTGCCTGCCCGTGTGCCTTGGTGATTTCCACGCCTGTCACAGTCGTCAGCGGCCTGGCGGCTGCGGCACGTCGGGGAATTTTGATCAAAGGCGGCGTGTACCTGGAGGAGGCCCGCAAGATCAAGGCCGTGGCCATGGACAAGACTGGCACCATCACCGAAGGCAAGCCCAAACTGGTGGCATTCGAGTCGGTGGACCCCGGTGTTGATCAACGAGTTCTTGAGGGGCTTGCAAAAAGTCTCGCAGCACGGTCGGATCACCCGGTTTCTAAGGCCATCGCCGAGGGGTTGTCAACGGACGAGCAGGAGGTCGGTGAGTTTCAAGCAGTTGCAGGACGCGGCGTGCAAGGCGTGATCGACGATCATCCCTACGCGCTGGCCAACCACCGGTGGATCGAAGAGCGCGGGCAATGTTCGACTCAGCTCGAAGCGCGCCTTGCAATTCATGAGGAAGCCGGACGCACCGTCACGATCCTTGCGAACGGCCAGCGAGTCATGGCCATCTGCGCGGTGGCAGACACCATCAAGCCTTCATCCGCCCAGGCCGTGGCCGACCTGAAATCCATGGGTGTGACAACGGTCATGCTGACGGGCGACAACATCGCGACCGCACGTACAGTCGGCGCTCAGGCTGGCATTGCCGAGGTACGTGGGAATTTGCTGCCCGAAGAGAAGTTGCAGGCCATTGGCGAACTGCAACAGCGCTTGGGCGTCACGGCGATGACCGGCGACGGCATCAACGACGCGCCAGCCCTCGCCAAGGCTGACATCGGTTTCGCGATGGGTGCGGCCGGAACTCACACCGCCATGGAAGCCGCCGACGTTGTCGTCATGAACGATGACTTGCGTCGCTTGCCCGAAACGATACGGCTCTCAAAGCGCACCCACGCTGTGCTTTGGCAGAACATCAGTCTTGCGCTCGGCATCAAGCTGGTGTTCCTGCTGCTGGCCATCTTTGATAACGCTTCGATGTGGATGGCTGTGTTTGCGGACATGGGCGCCAGCCTCCTTGTCGTCGGTAACGGCTTGAGGCTGCTGCGCCGATGACATGGAAATTCTTTCTCTATGACTGGGGTGGCCTGAACGTCGCGCTGTTTCAAGCCATCAACACGGGTACGCCTGCCGCGCTGGGGCCGCTGGTGTGGTTCTTCAGCCTCGCGGGAAGTTACTGGACGGCGCCGCTGACGATGCTGGGTCTGTGGTGGTGGTCAAAGTCGGCCGCCAACCCGGCTCGTGGCGCGGCAGTTTTGCACCGCCTCCTTGGTTTTTGCGCGGCCTTCCTGCTGGCTTTGCTGATCGCCACCGTCTTGAAGCTATGGCTGGACTTTCCACGCCCGCTGGCCGTCCTTGGCGACACGGTGCGCGTTATCGGTGATATCGAACGCCACTACAGCCTGCCCAGCGGACATTCCACCTATACCGCGCTGGTGGTCGGCGCGCTCTGGCCTTTGATGGGTCGTCTTGGCCGCATCGGTATGGTGTTGTACGCTGCATTGGTCGGTTGGTCGCGCGTCGCCGCCGGCGTGCACTTCCCTGCCGACGTGCTCGCGGGATGGGGACTTGGATGGATCTGCATGGCGCTCGCCGGGTGGTTGATACCGCT